TGCCTGGTCCTGAACGTGATTCAAAAGGTGAACCAACGCGACTCCTTCTCTCGCTGAATGCATGGGGTGCTTCTTCAAAAGCAGATGCCCGCGCAAAAGCACAAGCTATCTCCGCACGTAATGAACGAAAGAAGAAGAAGTAATGGCCCGTCAATCAAACGCAGACAAGCTGTCTAATTACAGAAGCAGAATTACAAGCTCAAAGCAGTTCCGTAAACAAGAAAACTATGACCAGCTTTGGCAGAGACTTATCAACCTTTACCGTGGCCGTCATTATCGTGGTCAGGCTGTTGGCGACAGATTGCTTGTCAATATTGCTTTCTCCACGATTAACACTCTTGCGCCGTCTGTGTCTATTGGTCGCCCAAAAATCAATGTCAATCCGCGCACTCCAGAAGATGGCGAAAAGGCAATCATTACTGAGTCAATTATCAACTACTGGTGGCAACACTATGACTGCCAAGCAGAGTTCCAGCGTGCTGTAAAGGACTATCTCATCCTTGGTCATGGATGGGTTAAGACTGGTTATCGCTTTGTTGAAGAAGCCAAGATAAACAAGATTGAGTACACAGCTGATGAAGCTGCTCAGTCACGCCCAACTGACGATGTTGAGTCAGAACTCATTATTAGAGAAGACCGTCCATTTGTCGAGCGCGTTGACCCATTTGATGTTTTCGTTGACCCAGATGCGGTGAACATGGAAGATGCTCGATGGATTGCGCAGAGATTGCGTCGACCATTGAAGGATGCAAAAGCAGATAAGCGTTATGACGCTTCTGCTCGCTCAGAACTCAACGCATCTAGCTACCGAAAGATGGGCGATGTTACGTCTGTTGGCGTATACAACAGCGCACCAGAAGATGAAGCGTATTGCGACATCTACGAGTACTACAACATTGATACTGGCGAGATGTCAGTGTTCTCTGATACTGGCGGCGATAAGTTCTTGATTAAACCAGTCAAGATGCCATATGTATTTGGCCATCCATTTATCATGTTGCGCAACTACGACATTCCAGGATTCTTCTATCCAATGGGTGAACTGGAAGCCATTGAGCCATTGCAGTACGAACTTAATGAAACTCGTACGCAGATGATGAACCACAGAAAGCGCTACTCACGTAAGTGGCTCGCCATGGAATCAGCATTTGATGACTTTGGTCGCCAGATGCTTGCATCAGATGACGACAACGTAATCGTTCCAGTTAAAGGTTCAGAAAACCTTAACAACGTGGTTGTTCCAATGCCTGCACTTATTAACCCACCTGAGTTCTACAACCAGTCTGCGCTCATCCAAAATGACATTGACCGTGTGTCTGGTGTATCTGAATACCAGCGTGGTGCAATTCCAGAAACCACGAGAACTGCCCGCGAAGCATCAATCATTGCTGAAGCAGGTAACGCAAGAGTTGCGGAAAAACTGGTCACTATAGAAAACCACATAGCCAAATGTGCACAGAACCTCATAATGCTTGCCCAGCAGTTCATGACTGGCGAACAGACGGTACGCATCCTTGGAACAGAAGCAGCACCTGTTTGGTTAACGTTTGACAAGGACTACATTGCTGGTCAGTTTGACTTTACAGTTGAGGCAGGTTCAACTGCTCCACGAAATGAAGCATTCCGCCGCGATATGGCACTTCAGATGGTCGCAGCGCTTCAACCATTTGCCCAGCAAGGCCTTGTAAACATGGCAAAGCTTGCTGAGTACGTGCTTGGCGTTGGATTTGGCGTTAAAGACCCACAGTCATTCTTGACACCACAGGCAGCGATGGGCGCTGGCCCGATGATGGGTGAAGGAGAGCAACCAATGTTGCCTCCAGGCATGGAAGGAATGGGCATGCCACCAGAACTTCCAATGGGCATGATTCCATCGGCAGGGGCACCAATTCAAGGTCCAGGACCACAACCAGGTCCAACACCTGGCGGTTTGCTTGAGTCATTGCCACCAGAAGTTCTCCAAGCAATCCTTGCTCAAGGAGTGTAGTAAGCCGTTCCATGTAATGAAATGTGCTTAACTATAGGAAGTTAAATAAATAGGGAATAACCAAACGAAGGACGGACTCCCATGACAACTGAAAATATTGCTGAAGCAGTAACGGAAGAAGCAGCCCCACAGGATGGACAAGTTGCAGAGACGGAACTGGCAACAGCAGAAACTCCGCAGGAAGAATACGATTTCCTCGAAGTCACAGAGTTAGGCGAAAAATACGTCAAACTCCAAGTTGACGGAGAAGAAGTAGCGGTTCCAATTTCGGAGGCTCTAGCTGGATACCAGCGCCAAGCGGACTATACCCGTAAGACGCAGGAACTCAGCGAACAGAGGAAGCAACTACAGTTCGCGGCCACTCTGCAGCAAGCGCTACAGAATGACCCTGAAAATACGTTGCGCCTGCTTCAGGCTCAGTATCAAGTTGCTCCAAAGGCGGAAGAATCCGTTGAGGAGGAATGGCTTACTGAAGAGGAAAAGCAGGTTCGAGAACTTAGCTCGCGTCTAAATGCTCTTGAACAAGAAAGAGCCATGGAAGCGCTAGTTAAGACTATTGAGTCTCTGGAGAGCAAATACGGTGATGAATTCAACGCAGACGAAGTTGTATTCAAAGCTTCTCAATTGGGAACGACCGATTTAGAAGCCGTCTTTAAGCAGATGGCTTTTGACAAGGTTTACGCTCAAAAGTCTGAGGCAAGCAAAAAACTTGCCGAGGAACAAGAGAGGCTTAATGCCAAACGAGGCGCAAGCATCGTGGCAGGGTCAACTTCTTCTAGGTCGGGTACAGCACCGCAATCTGCTCCGCCAAAATCCGTGTTCGAAGCTTTCGAGCAGGCTAAACGCCAACTCGGTAGCTGAGACAAACTCACAACTTAGGAGAAAATCATGGCCGGGAACCCGGACTTCAATGCAATTTTGTCCACGACGTTGCAGAACTATCAGCCAACGCTCGTTGACAACATCTTCAAGGACCTAGTCCTTCTTAACCACCTCAACGAACGCGGTCGCGTTGTCGTTGAAGAAGGTGGTACCTCAATCGTTGAGCCACTCATGTACGCAGTGAACAACACTGTTTCTTCGTACAGTGGTTACGACACGATTGACCTCACCCCACAGGACGGCATTTCAGCTGCTGAGTACGACTGGAAGCAGATGGCTGCTTCTATCGCTATCAGCGGTATCGAAGAGGCCAAGAACCGTGGCACCGAGGCAATCATCAAGTTGCTCAACGCAAAAATCATGCAGGCTGAGATGTCGCTCAAGAGCTCACTCAACAGCATGTTGTTCTCAAACGGCTCTGGCAATGGTGGCAAGGACTTCAATGGTCTTGGCAACATCGTCGGTACCCAGAACAACACCGTTGGTGGAATTGACGCTTCGTCAAACTCTTGGTGGAATCCAACTCAGGCAACGACCATGGCTGCAACTCTTACCTTGCAGAACATGGCTGATGTCTACAACCGCGCCTCAAAGGGCTCGGATGTTCCGGACCTCATCATCACCAATAACAGCCTCTTCGAGAAGTTTGAAGCGCTGCTCACCCCGAACGTTCGTTACCAGGACGTCGCGAAGGCAAACGCTGGCTTCACGAACTTGATGTTCAAGCAGACCCCAGTCGTGTTCGACTTGGCTCTGTCAACTGACACTTCGGATGCTCCGATGTACTTCCTCAACACGAAGTACCTCAAGCTCACCGGAATGAACGGCCACTGGTTCCAGACCACCGACTTCCAGAAGGGCACTGTTGCGGGCGTTGACGCTCGTTACGCGCTCGTCATGGCGTTTGGTGAACTGACCTGTTCAAACCGTTCACGTCAGGGTTACATCACGGCTGACGCCTGATAAAAGTCTTTGGGGCGGGGGCTGAAGGACCCCCGCTTCTAGAGAAAAAAACAACAACAACAATCCAACTGCCAGGTTGGTTATCTCTTCGCAGTAGCGAGGAAGGAGCAAGAACATCATGGCAACAAACAACAAATTCGTCGTGGAGCGCACAAACGTGTTGGCTTCCGATGTTGTCGTAGGCACAACCTACGCCGCATTGGACGCTGGCGATTTCGGTTGGTACGGCATTGCCGGACAGACCTACGCTTTCCAGGCTCACGTC